CATCAAATATGTATTTGTATATGCCAAGTTAAAGGGTTCAAACAAAGTACCACCAGCGCCCATGCCGGTGCGGCTACCAATCGCACGGCGAAATACTTGACGTACTGTAATAATTTCATCTGGTAATCTGTACTCATTTTGATCCTGAATAAGTTCAAGAAAACTATAACTTTCTTCAACAGCATTAGGACTTTTTTGACGATAACGGTTTAATGCACGGTCAAGGGCAGTTTCGTAATGTACTGGGTCTAATTCTACTTCAATCATACCGTCGCCTAGCATCTGTTTTACATAGCTAAACACTTTATTTCGTTCGATTGTGGAATCAGATTGCGTTGATGATGGTAGATCGTCCATATAAGTTCTCCATACATATTTATCATACGATAAATATCACTATGCCACGTTTATCTTTATACAAACCAGAAAAGGGTAACGACTATAAGTTTATAGATCGTCAAGCCAGCGAAATGTTCCAAGTTGGAGGCACTGATGTGTATTTGCACAAATACATGGGTCCAGCACTAAAAACTTCAGGAACTGCGGATCAGCCAGTTTACGGTGCTTTGAATCCTACAAATATCCAAGATTTATTATTCTTAGAAAATCGGGATAGAAAATACGATACTGAAATTTACAGATTACGCGGTCATTATAACGTGGCAAATATTGATTTTAATTTGAGTCAATTTGGATTATTCATTGATAGTGATACAATTTATATGACTGTACACATTAATGATATTATTAATACTATTGGTCGCAAACCTATGAGCGGAGATGTGTTTGAATTGCCACATTTGCGAGATGATTTTGCGCTTAATGATTTTGATTTTACATTACCCAGGTATTATGTTATCGAAGATGTAGGACGTGCAACCGAAGGATTTAGCGTAACGTGGTATCCACATTTGTACAGACTAAAATGTAAGAAAGTAGTAGACAGTCAACAGTTTGCAGACATATTAAATCAACCAGCAGTTGATGCTAACGGCGATCCGGTAGCAAATACTAGTCTCCGAGATTTGTTAAGTACACGAACACAAGAGCTAGCAATAAATGCCCAAGTTGTTGCACAAGCAGAAGCAGATGCTCCGTTAAGTGGTTATGAAACTAGACAATTTTATACACTAGCAGTAGATCCCGACACAGGTAAACCATTATTAAGAAATGCAGACGAAACAGATCTTACCGCTGACAATATTAATGCAAACACTAATTCATCAAGTGTTAATGCTATTCCACAAAGAACTGGCTATAGTGGTTATCTACTAGGCGATGGATTTCCGGTTAATGGTTACGAATTTGGCTTTGGTATACAATTTCCTAGCTCTCCTGCTACTGATGATTTCTTTTTAAGAACTGATTTTATGCCTAATAGACTTTTTAAATTTGACGGAGTGCGATGGGTTAAGATGGAAGATTCTGTCAGAATGACCATGACTAACAACGATACAAGATCTACACTCAAAACTGGATTTATTAATAACAATAACTATACTTACAACAATGCTATAGCCAGCGACCAGGTAATTTTAGCAGTTGGTGATAGTGTAGTTAATACTAGAATAGCATACACAACTAGCAATTATATTGTACTAAAGTTAGATACTTACACAATGGAATACTCCATTGCAGAATATCCTAATATGATAAGTTCGTATCGATATGTTAATCCGGTTACTGGAATAGCTAGTAATAATGTTCGAATTACATTACCGTTAATTAACAATACTCAACAAACAATTTCATTTGCAGGCACTTGGGTAGTTACTATGTATAACACCAGAGATGACCAACGTCAAAGTTTATCGCAAGCACTTAAACCTAGGGCAGATTTATAATGCAACATTTTTACGATGGCCAAATAAGACGTTATATAACGCAGACAATAAGAGTACTTAGTAATTTCGTAGTCAAATATGGCGATGGAACCTTACATCAAGTTCCGGTAATGTATGGAGATGTTGATCGTCAAGTTGCTAATATTATAAAAAATAACAGCGAAAATAAAATCAACAGCGTTCCTAGAATTGCAGTATACGTTAAAGAACTTAAACTAGATCGTAATAGACTAGCTGATGCAACTTATGTAGGCAAGGTACATATTCGCGAGCGCGATGTAGCTAGTGGAGCTTACACAAATAACCAAGGCAGAAACTATACAGTTGAACGTATAATGCCTACTCCATTCGAATTGCAAATGAAAATAGATATTTGGTCAGCAAATACAGATCAAAAATTGCAAATACTTGAACAAATACTAGTATTGTTTAATCCTAGTTTAGAATTACAAACAACTGACAACTATATAGATTGGACTAGTCTTACCGTATTAAATTTAAATGATATTAATTGGAGTAGTAGAAGTGTGCCAGTTGGAACAGACACTCCAATCGACATAGCTACTATTACTGTAGAAACACCGATATGGATCAGTCCTCCAGCTAAGGTAAAACATCTTGGAATTATTAAGAAGATTATTACTAGTTTTTATAATGATGGTGCTATGACTCAAGACGGGTATGGCTATATTGAAGGTCTCGGATCCGATCCAGAGCAAGAAGGCAATATAATTTTAACTAACTTATTAACTCAACAAGTAACAACTATAAGTAGTTTTGGAATCCAAGTATATAATGGTCAAGCTAGAATACTAGGAGAAAGCGAAAGTGTTATTCCAAGAGAACCTAGTTTAGATATTAGTGTAAAACAAGGTCCATTAATCGATTGGGCAGAAGTGTTTTCACAATATCCTGGACAATATGTTGCTGGTAGTAGTAGAATTTATTTAATACAAGAAACTGGGACTGAAATTGCAGGAACTGTTGCATTGAATCCTGTAGATACTACAGTATTAATGATTAACTGGGACCTTGATACTCTAGTAACAAATACCGGAATCGATAGTAACGGATTTTTAGATACAGATGTTACTCATTACAATCCGGCTTCAGGGTACAGACCAAACAGTCCAGGTACATTTGATGCTATTGTTAATCCATTGACGTATAATCCTAGTTCGGCAATCGCAGGAACAAGATATCTTATTATCGAAGATATTGGAGATGCCGCAAGTATTGCTGATGGAAAATATGCTAGTGCTTGGGGACCATTAGTAGCAGTAGCTAATGATATTATCGAATACACTGGTACACAGTGGAATGTAATATTTCATAGTGCTCAAGAAACTACTACTATGATCTGGCAAACGAATATATACACTGGAGTTCAATACTTATGGAACGGCGTTTCGTGGGTTAAGAGCTTTGAAGGTGAATATAGGGCCGGGCAATGGAGACTAGAACTATAACAGATAAAATTATTTGTAGCGGTGCGTTAATATGTGCCAAATCTACACGACGATTTTTACTGTTACAAAAAAATCATGGTAAACATGCTGATACTTGGGGACTGGTAGGCGGCACTAATCTGGCTCACGAAAATCCATGGCAAGGACTACAACGTGAAATTGAAGAAGAATTAGGATCATTACCCGTTATAAAAAAAGCCTTGCCTTTAGAAAAATTTACCAGCAACGACGCTGTTTTTAATTTTCATACTTATTTTTGTGTAGTAGAAGATGAATTTGTTCCTATATTAAGCGACGAGCATAGTGCATGGGGATGGTTTACTTTGTCACGTTTTCCTAAACCTATACACAAAGGATTAGATCTTAGTCTTCGGAATCGAGTAATACAGACTAAAATACAAACTATTATAGATATAGTAGATAACTTATAAAAAAAGCCGCATTTAGCGGCTTTTTTATTACTGCAACGAACAATCTTTACGCTTGCGCTTCGCCCCAACGTAGAACCAAGTTAGCAATAACAGTACCTTGTGTAATGTAAACGTTAATAAACAATACGTCTGGACCATTTGGGTAACATCCGCGACCACCGATTGGTGTATTAGTCAATTCTTTCAATAATGAAAGATCCAACGAGTCTTTGTTAGCCGGAGAACCAATGAATGAGAAAATTGTTTCGCCTGGTGTAGCCGCTGTATTACGTGAGAAGTAAATTACAGTACTGTTTGCCACTGCTGCCGCAACACCTGTTGTTAAAGTAATAGTAGTTCCGTTAATAGACGCTACTTTAGTTAAACTAAAGAACGCGGAAGTAACACTTGGGCAATACACGTCATCACCTACACGGATACCATTAGTATTAGAAACAGTAAATGATGTGCCACCAATAGTATTAATACCAGTATTAGTTACTGTAGTAATATTAGTAGCTGAGTTAGCAAACGTAATACCTGCACCTGGAGCAACTTGACTGAAACTCGGTTGTCCTGTTGGCAGTGTGGTACTGTTTAAACTGTAGAACGGAATCTTACTTAAATCAGTTGGATAGTTACTTGGATTAATAACACCTTCAATAACCAACGCCGCGTTAGCACCACCAGTACCCGCTGTAATATCCAGCGCTTGTAATAAGAAACTAGCACGATTAATCAATTCGCGTAAGCCTAAATCACCTGTTAGCGCATTACTTACGCTAGGTGCTTGACGCACAGCAAACGCACAAGTTTTCTTAGTTGTAATTGTAATGTTAGGTGATTGATAACTGAAAATATATGAACGATCTGTATCAAATCCGCCGTCTTGTACAAACGCGGCACCCCAATGGCTTACAACAGGACTTGCCGTAGGAGCAACTAAGATGACACCAGTATTAGCCGCATGAGCTGTTGCTGAACCAGCACCAAATGTACGATATCCACCGGTTGCCCATAATGTAGCAGTTTGTGCTCTACTACAACCTAACAATGAACCAGTAGTTTGCAATCCATTAAATTGTGTTGTAGCTACTGCATTTGCTTGCGTTACTAATCCTGATCCTGCTATAGTAGAAATTTGAATAGCTGGAGCATTGGTATAAGTAACACCTAAGATTGTACCAGTGAATACTGTTGGAGCACCTAATACATAATATGTTGTACCGGTTGCAATATTACCTAAGCCAAGGCCTTGTGAATTGTTGAATACAATTGGCTGATTGGCAACCATGTTAGTTGTATTAGATAAAATAACTAAACTTCCAACGCTAGTAGTGGCAGTTGCATACGCATTTGTTTTATTAGTATAAGTGATAATTTCATTATCTACATATACTGATTGTGTATATCCGCTAGCAGGTACTGGGAAAAATGTAGTATCCCATAGGCTCATTGTAAGATCACCGCTTCCCATACCAGCGCCTACTATATAACTTCTTGCACCTTCGTTTTGCACTTCATAACGAACAGGCATGTTACCAGTACGCATCCAGCCTTCGTTGTTTAAGTTGTTATTACGCAAACGATGAACAAATTTGTAGTTACCATCATCACCACGCATCATCCAGTCAATAGATCCAGCACCGTACCATGTCCATTGCATACCCACCATCTGCATTTTAGATGGTGTCATTAAATATCCACTTGGATTAAATGGACTGCTAGTACCGTCAAATCGATCCTTATTCCACTGTGATTGAGGAATTTTATAGTCGATAGTTTTTGTAATTTTAATACCGTTTATACTTGTTGCGCCGCGCCACTGTGGATTAACATACATTAAAGTAGGGCTAACAACTTGAGTAACAACGTGTGTCATACCGCGCATAACAACGCGATCGCCTGCTACTAATTGTGTAGCAAAACGTGTATTAATACCAATAACTTGACCGCTACCAGCAACTACGCTAACAGTACCAGCTAATTGGAATGTACTAGCACGTTTAACCACATACGCTTGTGAGCCGTCAAATTCAAAGAATACACCGTTTTGTTCATCATATGTACCTGATCGAACAGTTGCGCCTGTCCAACCGACAAAACTTAATAAACAAGGATCTTGGATACTTGCACCTGTCGTTGGGCTGATTGCACCTAGTGTTTGAAAGGCTGTTACTTGTAGTGTACGTTCATCTACAATACCAGTTACAGTATAAGTTCCATTAAAACCCAAAGTCAATACACCTTGTAAACTTACACGAGCACCAATTTGACAACCATGATCCACATCGTCTGTTACAATAGTAATTACTGATCCAATTGCTGTACCGTTGGCAGTAACGCTACGTACAAAGTAATTTGGAGCCATTAACAATCCAGTATTAAAGTTAATACCTTTACCAGATTGATAACGAATATACTTTTTACTCATACGAATTGCTTGCAATCCGTGTGCAGGGTTTCCTGTTCCTAGTTGTACGCCGCCATCGAATGGTCTATGTTGGAAAAAACTATCAACGCGAGCATATAACGATCCAACAATAGTTGTAGTTGGCTGTATTGTACCAATACCGCGAGCAGTATACGTGAATGTTGTTAAACTTGTAACGTTTTCAACGTAGTACGGACCTTGTGCTAGTGTATGATTGTTTGTACCATTATCACTTGTAACAACTACGTTAATAGTTTGTCCTGGTACAAATCCATGATTAACATAGGTGTTTACAGTAATTGTAGGAGCTACTGATACACTATAAAATGTGTTAGTTGAACTAACACTTCCGTTAGTAACGTTTACAGTATATGTACCTGCTTGTCCAGCAGTACCGCTAACTTGTGCTGTAATTACGCAACCGCTAGGAACTGTTTGTCCAGTAGTTTGAATACCTTGGCCAATTGCTAATGCACCGCTAGCCACTGCTGTAACTACAAGCTGACCAGTTGATCCACTGGTCAATGATGCTGTAAAGTTAGCACTAGGGCTTGATGCAGTATTACTGTAGGTAAATGTTGGTTGACCTGTGCTGATCGCTGACAAATAACCGTTACCTGCTGTTACAGTAGTTAATGCTAATACTTGTCCTAATGACACTGTCATAGAACCATATGCAGTTGTTTGTGTGAACACTGGAGATAATGTACTACTGCTACTAATTGTTACGTTTGAACCGTCTAAAATGCTAACAACATAATAAGTACCCTGAGCTAAGTTACCAATTGTTGATCCACTAGTAACAGTAAATAACTCGCCTACTGTAATGTTAGTAGTAGTTCCTAAACTTACACTGTTGTTTACAGCACTAGTTGCGTTAATTGTTGTTGTAAACAAAACGTTGTTACTGACTGTAACTTGAGTACTGTTAGCTACAGTACCAATATAGTATTGTGTGCCAGCTACTAAGTTACCAAAACTTGCACCACCAACTACGTTCATGTTACCGCCAGTTGTTGTTACTGTTGGAATGAATACTGGTGTTAAACTTGGGTTAATACTCATTGTGATACTAACGTTATCTTGTGTAGCACCTGGTTGGATACTGACCACATAATAAGTTGTACCTGTTGCAATACCGCCAAAACTTGTACCACTGAATGATAATGGCATACCTGGTTGCATACCAATGTTTG